TTTCAACAGCATCAACGTGACGAATAAACTGTGTGAGCTGCACAAGCAACTGGGTGTCTTTGCCAAACCTAGTAATCTTTTCCATCTCTATCTCCTAACTTAATTAACCAACACACTAGTATAGGCAGATCATACAGATCTGGCCATGCACTATCTTCCGATTCTTGTGTGCAATCATCCGACAGACTACAGATATAGTACTGCTTGCTTTGACGTGCCAGAGATACTCTCAAGGCACTGTGCAAGCAGACTGTTTATCTTTGTCCTTTCCGGATTGATTGCTTATGTCTTAGACTGTTACGCCTTATGTGCGCGCCCGGTTTTTTTGACTGCCGCCCCGGCTCGGCAGAACGGGACATGCCCGCCCTGCCGGAACCGAATCAAAACCCTGTGCCCTCGTCGCGCCGTGCGCAGCTATCGCACTGATAGCCCCGCGCAACATCTGCAGCAGACAGCCGAAGAGCTTCACGGCAGGTAGGACACGGATGCACACGCGCCCCCGCCCGTAGAGCTGATTCACTGTACGGCCTCGAGAACTGTTGACGTTGAAACGTAACGGCAAACTTTCCGCCGAATGAAGAACGCGAGTTTAACCGCGCGTTAATGCCCATCTTACCCATAGCGTTATTCTCCCGCCGGACGGATGAACCGCCCGGCATTGTCACAAACCCGACTATCTGCGCCGCCACATATACAGCACAACAGCGAAACAACACAACCACAACGCAAGCCCCATGAACCCCATCAAATGGAATCCAAGTCTATGAACTTTTTCCGTGCTATCGCCGCCTTGGCTTTTCTACTCTGTTGGCCGTGAACAGCGAACAGAATCACAGCGTTAGAGCGCCGCAACTTTTCACCGTCAAAGCACAACCGGCAGCTGGTGCAATTCTCAGCCGAACCAACTTGTTCCCGGCAGGGAATCGCCAACATACCATTCTCAAGCCTGTACGGCTTGACATTGTCCCCGTGCACATCAACTACCATTGACAACGCGTAGCCCTTGGCATATGCCGCATCAAGGTCCTGTATTGTTTCACAAGAAGCAAGCACCGAGACCCCGCCCCATGATGTACGCGCAACTTCCCGCCAACCGTGCGTATATGTCCACACAGGGAACCCGCCCCTCGTGGTATAGCGCTCAGATGCAAGGCTAACGATTGACGCCGTGCTATCTGTTGGACAATCACCGACAATGTGCAACCGTAGCGGTCTATTACCACGGAGGGAATCAATACCGGCAGCCTCAGCCGTTGCAATGTCCCAAAGGCTCACAGACGTGCCGAGCGCGTTAGATGCGAGCTCTAACATTCTAGAAGTCATGGCAACCCGCCCGCCTTCACCATAACAACCCGCGTGACGAAACGGGCAAGGCGTCTGCAACATGTCGCAAGTGAACTGAGACACTTGTGTGGTTGCAACTTTCCCGACTTTGTCATTCCCGCTGATAGCGGTAATCTTTACAGTTGACGCTATAAGCGCCGCGCGAGCTGATGCGGCAGCCGCTCCGTTCTCTAAGTGAATCATATCTAATTATACCATACCGCAGGTATATTCCAGCCTATAAACCCCCCGAGCCGACTCTAACAGCACGAATCGTACGATTATGCAAATAGACGAATATAATGCAAATACCGACTGATCGTTATTCTAACTATAACAATTCACCGCCAATTATCACTATATCGTACTTGCAGTGCGCCGTCAGGCAACGCCAAGCGCTGCGCAAAGATGCAAAAAAAACGTAGGATAATGCAAACCCGATTTTGATAAAAAAATTTGGCGCTGCGCGCGCCGACCATTGTCTGTTCTCACCTGGCAATCTACTCGATCGTGACCAAATTGTGTAACCCTTCGTTTTCTACACCTTCGCTAAAGCTCAGTGTAGGGGAGTGAGGTACGATCTCTCACCCTATCTATGCAGGTATATACATTGTATATACACCTTCGCTAAAGCTCGGTGTAGACCAAAACATACTGTTTTCTTTTTCCTTTTTTGTGTGTGGCGTACCTGCGTGGTGTGAGTGTAGTACCCCGAAGGGTGTCTCGATGCGAGGAGCTGCGCAACTGCTCCGCCACTTTGTGACGAAGGGAGGGTACGTCTTCGCTAAAGCTCGACGTAGAAGTACACCTTCGCTAAAGCTTGGTGTAGATCAGAGATGGATAAAAGGATAGAGATAGTGTTATGAGTAGGTGGTATGTATCAGTGCGGATGTTATACATAATCACATCAGTACAGTTACTACTCGCACTGAGTAATCCCTCAAAAGTATGTACGCTGGCGCGTCCAAAACTTTTTTAGGATTATAAAAATAAAAGGAACCCTGCTGTATGTGGCAGGGTTCCCGGTTGGAGTTTATTCAAACAAACTCATGATGTCATCATCTACACAATCCTGCGACTCCATTACACAGAGCGCGGCATCCTGCACTTGTGTCATCCAGAACGCTTTGGGCGCTGGCTCGGACGTCCAATAGTCCCAAATATCCACATCCGCCAGGTCATCTAGCCCAACGCCGAGACGCCGAGAAATATAACGATCCACATGAGCGCGGAATTGTTCAAACGTGAACGACTTCATTTCAACTTCCATTGTTCTAACCTTTACCCTTGCACAAAGTCAAACCCGCAAACGTTACAAGCAAACCGAGGATATCCAATAGGATGATAATCATCGGGATATCCTATCGGTGGCATTCTCTATCCTGCCATCCGTGCAACCGCACCCTGCCATAAGGCAGAGTGCGAGAACAAACACGGCAACGAACTTACAGACTGGATGCATTATTCACCATTCTCGGAAACGATACAGGTAGTGTAATCATCGGTAAACTTATCGCTGACAACATGGAATGACGCCACGAGATGTTCGCATTCTTCCGATGTCAAATCCAAATCCCACTCAATATCATCCGCCTTCAATTCGCACAATGCATCAAGGACTTCGCGTACAGATGTAACAACCCCGCCGTGATTGTCCGGATTGTCAAACTCACCACTGATCAGACGGAACAATGTTTCACCGTCAAAGTCCAACTCAGAATCATCCGAGATAGCCGATGCTATAGCCGATAGGGGAACATATGCTAATGTTCGACGCTTGAATTCCATACTAGGTAAACCCCTTGTGAGTGTCGGAGAAGAGCTCCGCACGCTGTATTGTATCGAACCCCGCACGTATTATCCTACGAATCACTTGCACAATCCTACGATAAATTTTTCCGGCGCTGGCGCGCCGGGAGTTCGATCTCGCTAAAGCGAGACCATTCATTGCTGAGTTCGTGACATATTGTTGTTATGTGTACGTTATCTGCACATTATATGAAAGTGCTTATGCATCTTCGCATAAAGCTCGATGCAGTTGTGGTGTGTACGTCAGGCTGTGCCACCCTTCCTTCTCACCATCGGGGGTGCGCCTTCGCTAAAGCTTGGCGCAGTACGCCCTCCTATACAGTCGGGCGTCCGCTGTGTTTTAGACACTATCTTCCTTTCCCTCTTTAGTACTATGTGTACTTACAGGGGGGTAGGACAATGTGTGCCGGGGTATATACTACCTCTCCATCCCCACCCTCTACAGAATATCCCTAGTCAATCATCTTCTCCCGTCGGAGAACTCATACCCATGCAGGTAATGATATACTTGCGGTGGAGGTATGAATATGACAGGCATTGAAGCGTTGGTTGCAATACGTGACGGCAAGCACATTCGTCGTGTGGAGTGGAAGTCTGGTGATTACATCAGGATGAACCGCCAGAGCAAAAAGATATCATACGTGCGGGGTACAACTATTTCGATACTGATTGTTGCTGATCACTTCTTGCATGATGACTGGGAAGCCATTGATGCTAAGGATGGTGAGTGATGGACGGTAGGCGTAAGTTAACCCCTGAGCAGGTTATGTTGGTAAGGCAGCGGGTTGCAGAAGGTGTGAAGCAGGATTCTATTGCTAGGGAGTTTGGTATTAGTGCACAGCACGTCTCTAGAATTAAGCACAACCAACGACACCTTTCTTTTGTAAATCAGACTGCTGGTAGGGCGTTGGACTGGTTACTTGCGGGCGGGGCTGTAAGACGTAGTTGTTGGCTAGATATTGAGTACATGCGATATTCACGCATGGCGTTCCAGCTCTGGGTTGATAGCGAGTGCAGCTTGCTTGAGGCGTTTGAGATCAGTGGTTACGACATGACTGTAAACGACTGGATACTCGGTGTGTATAACAAAGCGGATGGCACTGTTACATGGCCTAAAGGATGCGAGGTAGTGGAATGACGTTTGCTGAAGTACTACTTGCGTTTATGGAAGGATTACCTATAACTCGCAAGGCATGGATAGATGAAGACGAGAACAAAATTGTCTACTACGATTTTCATACAAAGACATTTGTAGAAAGACGTACGGCTGAAACGTGGGAACTACAGTGTAAGTTCACTTGCTTCACGTATGAGGATATGGCTGCAACTGACTGGGAGGTATGTGAATGGGAAGAAGTCAATAAGGAGGTAGTGGAATGACGTTTAAAATATCAACAGAGGATGATATGTATGCGGCGGTTACTGCTATACATAAGCATTTTATTGACAACCCAGATGAACCCTACATTGAGTTAGTCTATGATCGAGATGGGAGACGTGAAGTTGTTGGCAGAATCAATAACCCAACGTTTACTCAGCTCATATATGATGTCACATATCACCTAGACAAATTAAAGCGTGAAAACGCTGTACGTACAGTGCAGATAAAAGACAGATAAGGTATATTGGATTGCCACCGCAAGGTGAGCATTGCAAAGAACAACAACTACCATTGCAATTGAAAAGACCAGCCGGCCACGCTGGTCTTTTTCTATTTGATTGCTATAAAATGACAGTACCCGAAAGGGAATTTACTAAAGAAAGTCCTGTGCTGGATTAGACAAGAGCCACCCACCTGCGGTGGTTTTTGTTTGTGTGCTGTCATTGCAACTTACGAACAACGTAAATTGTTATACTGTAGTAACCCGCTGATATTCCGAGGTGACTAATGACAGTTATTGACTATTGCGTTGACACGCCAGATGTTCTGTTATGCTTGATGAGTGACCTCCATATTGGCGGTCTACACGTTGATTACGCATTAATTGAGAAAGAACTCGCAACCGCTAAGAAACGTGGAGCAAAGATACTTATCAATGGTGACGTGTTTGACGCTGTAATGCCCGGTGATCGTAAAAGATACCGGGCTAATAATTTGCATCCACGAATGTTCTCCTCGGGAGATGACATGCTTGGCGAAAGTATTAGATGGGCGTACGAAATACTTGAGCCATACAAAGATGACATCATTATGATTGGTGACGGGAACCATGATGATAGCGTTGCCAGATACCATCACATCGAACCTGTCAAGCAACTAGTTGTAATGCTTAATGGTGGTACTGGGAAAATCCAATATGGTGGATATCATGGTTTCATCCACATACAACTGCGTCCATACAAAGAAGCTGCTCGTGTAGGGCACTACGTCATTCATTATCACCACGGAGCTGGTGGTGCTGCACCTGTAACTAAAGGTGCTATCACTTTCTCAAGGGCGGCTATGTGGATTGAAGGTGCTGATGCTATCTGGCGTGGACACACTCACCACCGTCAAGCGGGACGTGACAACAAAGTAGTCTTTCACAAGAGCGTTCTTAAGTTAGAGAACCGAGTGCAAACCAGAGATGTTCTTACTTTAAGAACCGGATCGTACATTGACACATACGCTGGTACTACTAGCGATAACCTTATCAAGCACGGACGAAAAGATTCCTACGCTGCTTTGTGGGATGCACCAAGCTTGCCTAAAGGTGGACTCATGCTCAACCTACACGCATCTAAGCCTGGATCGGTTAGAGGGAATGGTGCAAGTGTAGTTGTAACAGACACATTGGAAATTTAACGAGGTGATCAATTGAACGGACTACAAGCATTTATTGCGGGTGTTGCAACTACATCTTTAGCGTTTTATGTTTATGATCACATAGCTGGATACTTGGAATACATTAATTTTAAAAAGTGGTTAGTTACAATTGATGTAGATGTTTATGAATTGGATGATGCAGGTTTCGATGAGTACTATGCTCTATGGGAATTAAGTAAGTTGCCAGGTGTAGAAATATCTAATTTCACAGACGGGAGATACAACGTTGTCAATAGCAAAGAAGACTGATCTAGGCAAGTGGAAGGCTATTGTTGCTAGTGTAAAGGCTGGCACTAAAGGCGGTGACCCCGGTGAATGGTCTGCTCGGAAAGCGCAGTTAGCTACGCAAAAGTACAAAGGATCTGGTGGTGGATACGTCGGACCTAAGCCAAGAGACAACAGTCTTTCTAAATGGACAGAACAGAAGTGGAAGACAAGTGATGGTTCTCCTAGTGAAGGAAAGAAACGTTATCTACCTGAGAAGGCATGGTCAAGTCTGTCTAAATCAGAAGCAGCTGCAACCAATAAAGCCAAGGCTATTGGTAATGCAAAGGGTAAACAGTTTGTAGCACAGCCTAAACCCATTGCTAAGAAGACATCCGGTTATAGATAACTACGGTATACTTGCAGGGGAGATATATTTGTATATGGCAGCAACACTTAAGTACATTCAGCCTGATGCTGAACAGTTTATGATTCATCTTGCTCGAGTATCATCAAGTAACCAAGATAATCCCAGTTATGAAGCATTACTTAATTACTGCATGAAGGGCGGCCACTGGTCTGTCTTTCAAATGGTCGATGTAACTATTGAAATCTTTACATCGAGGGCTATTGCAGCTCAGATTCTCCGTCATCGCAGCTTCCATTTCCAAGAATTTAGCCAACGCTATGCTGATCCATCTAAGATTGAGATGGATATTCCTTCAATGCGAGCCAAAGGTTCCACTAATAGGCAAGGTAGTATTCCGTTTGTTGATGAAGAAGACCAACTGAACGCCGACAACGTAGCACTAGCGGCTATCTTGAACTCAATCAGAACATATAACCAACTCGTTGAGCAGGGCGTAGCCCTTGAGTCAGCTCGTATGGTGCTTCCACTCTGCATGGGTACACGCCTGTACATGAAGGGCACAGTTCGGGACTGGCTACACTACTGCCGTGTCCGCATGGATGAGCATACGCAAGCAGAACACAGGGAAGTCGCAACAGATTGTTGGAATGTTCTCACTGAAGTTCTGCCAGTTGCAACAAAATCCTTTGAAAAGTACTACCTTAATCAGTAAACCGCTGGTATACTTACAGGGACAGGAGTTATGATGGAAACACAAAACACAGACAAAGAGCAGGTTGTCTTCACAATGGAGATGATGGCTCAGCTCATTGAGCAACTCAATGCAGTAACAACGTATTTTGACTTGATGAACGTCAAGATGAACAAGATGCTGGTACGCATCAAGGAATTAGAGAAGAAGAATGACAACGATAATCACCAACAGCCGTGATTGTAATGTTGATATCAAACTGTCTTACAGTGATGGTATTCAATATCACATTACAGTTGACACTAATGACCCATATGTTGGAACACCGCTTCAGGCCTGGAACTACCTTTATTCCCAGCGCAATGACGGGGTAGTTGTACCAAATCGGGTTATGCTTGAATTGGCAGAGACTGTTATTCAGTATCTTACCCCAAAGAAGCCATATCGCCCACTCAGCGAGATGACTACGTTTGACGAGTAGAGGAATTACGGATGCTTAATAGAGTTGTATTAATCGGAAGGCTATGTGCTGACCCTGAGATTCGCACCACGAATGCAGGTAAGACAGTTGCAGGATTGCGTATTGCAGTAGATCGTAAAGGACGAGAAAAAGAAACAGACTTCTTTGAAGCATCTGCTTTTGGACAGTCCGCTGATTTTGCTGGCACGTATCTCAAAAAAGGACGCTTAGTTTCTGTTGATGGCAAACTCCGCGTACGAGAGTTTGAAGCCAAGGATGGCACTAAGCGTAAGGTCTACGAAATCATCGTAGATGACATCTCTGGTCTTGATCGTCCTAAAGATGGAGAACCTGGTGGCTTTACCGAGTCATCTACCGGCATCAAGAAGGCTGCACCTATGCAGGACATTGATGACCCATTTGCGGAATAAGACACGCAATAAGACACCAAGTAAAACACGAAACACTCCCTCAACTAAGGGAGTGTTTTTTTACTCTATCTACAATCTCATCTGACAACTCTTCGTCATCAGTGAGCTCAACTACCAGATACCAGATTGCTTTATGTAGGTCTTGATTCTTGTACTGCTTGTGATTGCATCTGGCAACATACTTGATGACATTGAATAGGTGTGGATTCAACCCCCAGTCCATTGCAAACTTTCGTGGACTGGGACCTTTGCGATAGTGTTCAACCATGTCGTTCTTTGCTTTCTTTGATACGTCTTCCGAGCCATCCCATGACAGGTACAGCCATGGAGTTACCAATTGCTTTATAACGGGGACCATCTGGCGTATCCTTACGTACATCTGTCCAGTTGTCTGGAAAACCTTGTAAGCGCTCACACTCAACTGGCATCAGACGTCGAACAATCCAGTTATCCTTGTTGGCATACACAATTGATTCGACAGGTGTTCCATCTGATCGGAATCCACTGCCAGGGTTAGCACGAAGAGTATTGGCTACATCATGAGCAACGTATTGATCTTGTGATGCAGCTACAGTAAAAGCCATCTCATCTTGTCCCAAGTATCCCGTGCCTCCTGTCCCGCCAACGGGACCACCTCGAGAACCATCACCATTACCACCGCCCCGCATCTTAAAAGCGTGGCTATGGGCAACACCGTGAACCCCAGTAGCATTCAGTGTATACATGGGACCGCCAACTGTAAACCCATCACCATTGCCACCATTTAGTGGCTGACGGCCAATAGTGTTCTCGGCAAGAGCAATAGGTTGTGCAATAAAGTTCTGTTGATGCATTCCTGACTCGGCTGATAGCGCTCCAGTAATTTGCCCATCGCCATTTATCAATCGTACTTCTTCACGGACATTTTGCTGGAATGCAATAGGTTGCACAGCAAGGTTAGTGCTTTGAATGTCACCAATATCAAAGCAATTCAACGTGTTTGCAATGCCGTCATCCACCCACGTCTCTTCACCGTCTCTGCATCGAGGGCGTGTACTTTTGCGGAAGACGTGTTGCACAAGTGGGACATTCCCACCACCTGTTCCCATGTGAGCAGTTAGCGTCCCACAAGTATGAGGCTCTTCGGTTAACCGTCCGTCACTAGGATGATGGTTATACAAGATACATGGCTGGTTGTCACCGTTCTTGCTCATTGAAGCAAGTAGTGTTCCTGTCTTCTCCGTAAGTTGAAGATGTCCAGTTCTTGCTAACGCTGGGTTGAAGGTGGCTGGGACAAAGAGCGTTGCACCACCATCAATGTGCTGGTTTTCCAAACCCATCTTGTCCCCGTAGTGAGCATCTAGGGTTCCTGTGATTGTTGCTGGCCAAGAGACACCCTCCGCATCAGTGCTTGTTTCAGCACTGGAGGAAGTTTTTTTCCTCGGCTTTCGGCTCTTCTCAGGATACCCTCGCAAGCTTTCGGACTCAAATAGTATCTCTCCGGCACGTCTTGAATCTCCACTAATATGTCCGACAAGAAAGACTCGACGGCGTCGCTGGGGGACTCCAAAGTATTGAGCGTCAAGCACTCGGTAGGACCACCCATACCCGATGTACCCCACCGCCGTGAGGAGGGAACCAAAATCCCGTCCTCCGCTGGATGACAGAACACCGGGAACGTTTTCCCAGATAAAGAATTCTGGCTGATATTGCTCAACCATTGAAACGAAGGTGAGGGCAAGGTTGCCACGGGGGTCATCGAGACCTTTTCGCAATCCTGCAACGGAGAAGGACTGACAAGGGGTTCCTCCGACAATAATGTCAACTGTATCTCGGTCAAGATTCCACTCCTTAAACTTAGTCATATCTCCAAAGTTAGGTACATCCGGAAAGCGTTTTGCTAAACTTTCTGAAGGAAATTTTTCGATTTCCGAAAACCCAACTGGAGTCCAACCTAAGTTATGCCAAGCAACTGATGCTGCTTCTATCCCACTGCATACACTTAGGTAACGCATTAGTCGATGAGTCCAAGAGATTGAGCCTTCTTGACGGCACGAGTACGAGCATCCATGCCACTAACATTCAACTTCCAGTACATGTTGTCGGCGTGGAACTGAACTGTTCTAAAAGAGATTCCCAGAGCTGCTCCAATCATCTTTGCTGTCCGACCTTTTGCCAGATGACCCAAAATCTCCAGTTCCCTTTCCGACAGAGGATATTGCATCTCTTCGGACTTTTTTTCTAATTCCATTTTGTTCTCCTTTGTACCTTTTTTGGTACATTTCAAAATTTCGACTTGCCCGTAGTTCATCTTTAAAAAACTCAAGGCTGACACGATCATCCTCTGTATTAACTACAAAAAACTTCCATATCTTGTCTGTAAGTATCTGTACATACCAGCAATCAAACGTATGCAACGTATCATCTGTGTAAGTTCCAGAAATGTGCTCAATGTGCTTGCCATTAGGTGGCACACAGTATGCAAGCAACGCATTAATAATCAATGGTTCATACACAACTGTAGAGAGCATAGGTCATTCTATACCTGCATATCTGCGGTCGCAAGTGTGTCCAATGTCATGATGTACAATCCTATCTATGGGTGTTGTAAAAAAATATCAGAATCCCAAAGGTGGTTTAAATGCGGCTGGTCGTGCGCATTTTAAAAAAGCCGAAGGGTTAAACTTGAAACCTCCTGCCCCAAGTCCTAAAACTCCAAAAGATGCAGCAAGGCGTAAATCATTCTGTGCACGTATGGAAGGCATGAAGCGAGTAAACACATCGGCTAAAACGGCAAAAGATCCCAACAGCCGAATCAATAAAAGCCTTCGCGCATGGAACTGTAATTAATGAATAAAAATATTGATCATCCAACTTTCTTTGAACGTAAGCTTCCTGATATTGAACGCCGTGAACACGGATTAAAAAAAACTCCAACTAAAGCTAAAATGCAACAGATGGAAAAAAAGGAACATGGTCTTAAGAAGACGCCTAGTATGTCTCAGTTGATGAAGATGGAAATGAAAGAACACATTAAACCTAACGGTAATGTAATTGTTGGACGTGGGTTTAAAGGAAGGGCAAAATAATGCCAGGTGGTAAAAAAGACCTCTCTCCTGCACAACAGGCAATGAGTGATGCAAAACACGTTGTTGAACATACTGTAGGCGAAAAAGCAGTTCATGGTGCTGCTCATGCTTTAGCTAAGGCTGCACCTCTTGCCGCAAAAGCAATTGGTGGCACAGTTGCTAAAGTGCTTCCTGCTGTTGCTGGAGGTGTGCCGGGTGGTGTTGTTGCGGCATTTAGTGGAAATACGGGACGCGGATTTCATGAAATGTCAAAAAATAAAAACGACATGATGTCTTCTGATGTTCAAATGAAACGAGCAGCAATGGGTCGTAAACCAATGCTCAACATGACTAAAAAGATGGTTACTGTCAAAACTCCAACTTACCCTGGTCAAAGTACAATGGGTAAAGCCTTAATGACAAGTGCAAAGAAAAAGGTGTAACGATGGCTAAAGTAATTAAATCAACAAAGACGATGTCCGACATGATGGGTGTTAAGAAAGCTCACCCTGCTGGATGCAAATGCCCAATGTGCAAGAAGGGTAAATGCTAACTGTGGCAAGTTTTCCAACATATAGTGCTTGGCTAGGATCTCGCCCAACATCACTTTCTTTGCGAAATCAATATAATAACGCAAGGGATGCTTTTGAGCGCGGGCGTGGTCCCAGTGCATCTGCACCATCATCACCAAGAGCAAGGCCAGAAACGCCTCCATACAGAGGCGGTGGAACAAGACCGTCACCTGGTGGTCCTATTCCAGATACACCGCCAGCACCAGAACCACCACGTCGCACCGGACCGCCTACTCGGCGTTTTCCACCTAGTGGAGGAACACCTTCTCCTTCAACTCCACCTACTGGTGGCGGAGCCAGCGGCGGTGGTGGTGGCGGACGTACAGGTGTTCCTCCAAGTGGACGCGGTAGTTTTGGTTCCGGAAGTGGACCAAGTGGATATACAGGTGCAAACCCAACAAACAATCCGATGCCTCGTCCGGGATCATTTGGCTCAGGTTCTGGGCCATCTGGATTTGGTGGTACACGAGCGCCTGTTGGTGCTGGCACAAGTGCCGCAGGTAAAGGTGCTAGTACCGCTGGCAAAGTTGTTAGTGCCGCAAAAAAAGGTGCAAGTTTTGCTTCTAAAGCAGGAACAGTTGTAGGTAAAGTCCTTAACTCACCTGTTGGAAAAATGGCTAAATTTGTTGGCGGTAAAGTTATTTATCCTTTAGCAATGGCAAAAGCGGCTGGAGATACATTTGGAGCATTTGAACCCGGCATTGATATGCTTCGTTACGGCCATAAGGCTCCATTCAAAGATGGAGTTGGTGGACGTGATAATCGCGTAAACGACATGCTTGGTAACATTAGTCCTCTTGAAGCGATTAAAGACGGAATGACACAAGAAGTCTTATCCAACATGACAGGAGGCAAATCTGCTGATGTTTTAAAAGCAGTATTCCCATGGAGGGAACGTCCTGTGCCAGCCGCTCCGGCTGCGGCAACACCTCGTACTCCATCTGCTCCAGCACGTCCATCATCTCCTGCGCCACAGCAACCTAAATCAATCCCTGACATGGGAAGGCAAGCTCGTGGTCAAAACAAAGCAATGCGTGACCCTGAGTCTTATCTAGGTTCTGCATTTGATGCTACGCTTCGTAAGGGCATTGACACTGGTCGTAACTATCTTCGTAGTCAGATGAACAAAGACGGACTTGATGCTGATGACCAATCTAAAATCATGGCTCGTTTTGAAGGCAAGATTGCTAAAGACGCAGAACTTAAGAAAACTGAAAATAAAGGTGGCATTCTTCAGACCATTAATGCTAAAGACGATGACAGAGCTCAAAAAACAATGGAAGCGTATCGTGGACAGCGAGGTGCTTATCGTAAAGGTGCTTCATACGAAGAAGTTCAAAAACTTACAAAGTAATTTTCAAACTAATCAAATGGGGCTTCGGCCCCATTTTTTTATGCCTGTATACTTGTACGTATGAATTACATTCAAGAAGTCAATGGTAACTACATTGAACGAGATGGGCGTGTCTATCGTAAGACTCCTCATGGTGAAGCCCTTGTCTGTAGTGCTTTAGTTGATAAAGACGGAACTAAACGCAGGTGTCGAGCGTTAGCCTTATCAGGGCAAGAGTATTGCATGGCGCATGGTGGTGCACACCTTCGTAAAGCGGAGACGCCTCGATACCTTGGACACCTATTCCAAGCAAACCGCAAACGATTTAGCAAGGTTGGTAAAGAGTTACTTGAGAAAGTTGATTCTTACCGTGATGACCCAGACCTATTTAGTCTCCGAGATGACACAGCTTATGTAACTGCTCTTCTTGATCAACGTGCAGAAGCAGCTGCTGAAGGCGTAGGTATTGAGCAGTATCGCAAGGTTGAGTCAGCGTATAACCTTGCTCGTTCTAAATTAGGGTCTCCAGACTTCATTGATGCATTTGAACAGATAGGCGATTTGCTCAAGGAGAGACTGGATGAGTACTCAGCCAGTAAAGATGTACTTGACCTAATCAACCGCCGTACTGACCTCGTAGAAGCCGAGCAACGCATGATGCAAACAAAGGCCTATACACTAGAAGCAGATCAGGCGTTTATGTTGATAATGCAGATTGTAGACGTAGTAAAAACAAATGTTCGTGATTCAGATGAGCTTGCGGGAATTAAGTCTGGTATCAATAAACTACTTCGTCAACACAAGCAGGATACAACTGAAGATATTCAAGATGCGGAAATAGTAGAAGATGTCGAACAACCTAAAACGAACAACTCCTAAAGAGTTTAGGCATCTGACAAGTTCCGATAAGCCATTGTCAGTTGCTTTACTTGAAGCCCTTGAGGAACAGATTGGCCAAGTCATTGAGACTGGTGATTATGATTCTGGTCGCGCGTTTGCTATTGATGGAGCTCAATTGGATTACAAACATTGGCTTAGAACATACGCACCTCACGCTACATCAAGTGAGTTAGGTGTTCATCACATACGCGCGTGGGACTGGGCAGAAGGTATAACTGCCGGTGCACCACCTCCTGCATTGATTGAGTGCTGGTTCCGTGGTGGTGGCAAGAGTACAACAATGGAGCACATTGCAGCTCGTATTGCAGTAAAAGGTTCTCGTCGATTCCTTTTGTACGTTTGCTCAACGCAAGAAGCCGCTGACCGCCACGTATCTGACATTGCACACACAATGGAAAGGTGCGGTATCGAAAGGGCATTAAACAGGTATGGCTTTTCTAAAGGCTGGAATGCGTCTAAGTTACGAACTGCTAATGGCTTTAATGTTTTGGCTTTTGGTCTTGACACTGGTGCTCGTGGTGTTAAGCTTGATCACCTTCGACCTGATTTCATCATTCTTGATGACATTGACGAACTGGATGATTCGGTTAACCGGGTTGAAAAAAAGATAGCAACCATCACCCAGACTATCCTTCCGGCTAAAAGTACTGACTGTGCAATTGTATTTGTACAGAATAAGATTCATGCTAACTCCGTTATGGCACAGGTACTTAGCGGTGAACTAGATATGCTACAAAACCGCATTCAGTCACCTATTGTTCCTGCTGTTGAAGGTTTGCAGTACGAACCAGTTGAGCGTGAAGACGGACGAGTTGGTTACAAGATTACAGCCGGAACACCAACTTGGGAACATAAAAACATTGAAGTGTGCCAACGTGAAATAGATGACTACGGCATTATTTCGTTCTTGCGTGAGTGCCAACATGAAGTTGGTGTTGGTGGAATGTTCTTTCCTGACTTCAAGGAAGTTGACTTACAAGGCAAACCTTGGCACGTTGTTGATAGTGTTGACGTTGCACCTTGGTGGCGTATTTGGGCAAGTCATGACTTTGGTACAGGTGCACCGGCCGCAACTCTTATCTATGCTAGTGACGAGAATGAAGACGTTTACGTAATTGGAGAATGCTACGAAGCCGGCTTGGTGTCTTCACATCAAGCAATGAAAGTTTTAGAAGAACTTGAAAAACGTCAGTGGGCAACTCCAGTAAAAAAGAACCTCCGAGAAGGACTTTGGCAAACTCGATTGGAAGCAATTGCGTTTGACTACGCTAATACTTTTCCACCGGAGAATGTTGATCAGAGGGTTGGTGAATATCCAGTAGAAGTGTGGTGGAGGCGAGGACTTCCAGCGGTACGTGCTGTAAAAGACCGCAAGGCTGGTTGGCGTAGATTAAAGGAATGGCTTGTTGCAAGTCGTGTGAAAGAAGGCAATATGATGCCAAGATTTCGCATAGTACGTGGAGCATGTCCTAATCTTATCCGTGAACTAAAAGGTGCTATGGCAAACCCAAAAGACCCTGAAGACCTTGATCCAGGTACAAAAAGCGACCACGCGTTAGACAGCCTTCGATATGGCGTCATGTGGCGTGAGTATCCCGTACAGTGCCCCCATACTAATGCTAAAGCAAATAAGCCACACTGGCTTGGTAACAAAGACGAGGACAAGTTCGTATGACGCCCAGTGGTATTATTCTTTATCTGTTACTTACTGGTATTTTCGTGTTTTTAGGATTAATAACATGGGAATTACGTTGGTGGCGATCAATGCATAACGAATTACAGGCGTTTATACGTCAGGATGACAGGTACTTGTAATGGCAATACCATTCCCTAGATTTGGTAAGAAAAAGCCAACGTTAACTTCGGGTATGTATAACCGATCTGAAGCTGTAGAGATGAATCCACCCGGCATGGCTGAGGTTGAACAAAATGTTATGGCAATGAAAATGCCAGACAACTCTGGAACAGCCGGTAGTTTTGACGTTGGTAATTTAAAGCTTACGGATAAAGATGACCTTACACTTGACCATGATGCTAATAAATGGGCAGTAGACCCTAAAGAGCAACCAGAAGAAGCAGTCAGAGTAGTCAACTACGTCAAGGAACAGTTTGACACCGCTTACAAAGCACGTCAAGAAATGGAACTTGAATGGGCACAGGCTCTTGCGTTTTTTGAAGGTAGGCAGTGGTTCCGCATTAATAGTCAGACTCGTAACTTAGTACAGTTACAGAACCCAGCCGAACCAAACCGTTAT